TTCTTCCTTGTCGAACAAGTTAAAAAGATGATCGCATGCAGCAATCAACAATTCGTCATCCGGGTAGTGCTTTCTCACCGCTGCAAGTCTTTCTTTACTTTGTATGATAGCCATTTTTTAAATCGTCCTTTTTACCTTTTATTTTCAAATATAGAAATTTATTTGCACTTATGCAAATTAATAATAAAGAAATATATACCTTATAAGATAAACACTTGGGAGGTGAGCGGGGACAATCCGCCCTTAGAACAAGGACGGAAAGAGAAAACACCCGGTCGGATCGCGGTCTTTATCTCCGGCAAGTACCATTAAGCTACTTGCACATTCGTTGAAACGCCAGCACCACGCAAGGGCGGTGGGAATCATGGCGGTAACGTCCGCGGGTGCTTTTTGAACAAAGGTAGGAATGCACATGGGCGGTCACGCCATGCTATTGCCGTTTCTTACCCCGGTTCAAGGTTGCCGAAAAGTCCGCGCATCGCTGCCATTCCTTCGGCTCGCAAACCCATTTCGCGCCGCCTTTATTGATTCAAGCGGTGCCCTTGGTCTTTTTGTCAAGGTCGGAAAACATCGGCGTCACCGCCGTTGTCCTTTCAACGTCCCTTCCCTGCCTTAACTTGTACGCAACATGCAGGGTCGCTGCGCCACCTGCCGAAGCCCACTGCCCGCGTCTTGCACCGAAAGGCCCCGGCGGTTTGGACCCACACCGCCGCGCAAGATTCAAGCGGTGCGGGGAAAAAAAAGAACTCCCGATTGGCACCACCCTTAGCGAAATAAAACCAAGGACAATCGGGAGTTCAAAAATCTGAAAGCAAGTTTTATTTCGAGTAGGTGGTGCTTGTAATATAGATAATTTCACAATAGCGTCAATAGTTCGTGAAAAAAAAATTCTAAAAAAATTATCATGAATTGAAAATGTCCGGGAAAAGATGTTCTGCGGGCACGTTCAACGCCTTCTCGTATTGCCTTATGGTCGAGAAATGACCGGGGGCCGATGTTGCTCGTTCGTGCTTCGATAAAGCCTGCTGCGTAACCCCTACCTTCGCCGCAAGTCTGCCTTGACTGAATCCAGCGGTCCGCCGTGCGTTGCGCAAGTTCGTGCGCATCATTGGCCCCCGTTGGTCCTCACTGTATTTCCAGCAAGCCATTCGTCCAAGTCCTTCTTTCGGTAACGTATAAGCGCCTTTGTCGGTCCATTGCCAATACGTACAAATTGGCAACCCTTGCCGCTGGTCCGCAACTTCGCCAAGTGGGAATGGGAAATGCCCGTATAGATAGCCGCTTCTTTTGCCGTCAAGTATTTCTTTTCCACATAGATCAGTCCCCTCTTGAAATTTATCGAAAGCATGTTCTACTTTCTTACAATTCTAGGATAACATTGGAATATTTTGTGTGCAATTAAAACGATTTGAATACTTAAACAATTTGTAATAAACACTTGCACGTAACGAAATTTTTTTTATATATTTTGATTGATTTCAACGTCCCCTATTATGAAATCAATTACTCCTATTCGAGTGCCCCGGCTGGTTGTTTCTCCTTCCATCCGGGGCTTTTCTTATTCCCATATATTGCTTACGGATTCCCTCACCATTTCCGGCGAAATCTTCGCGTAGAATTTCACCGTCGTTTGAAGGCTCGCGTGGTCGAGCGTCTTGCTTATTATCTCGATTGGAACACCCTTGTTTATCATCTGCGTAGCGACGGAATGCCGCAAAGTATGTATGACAACGCGGTCAAGGTCCCGCGTTCCCGGCTTGTTGAATAGTTTATCCATGACACCTTGAATCGTGCCGCAAATCCCGTACCGCTTCGCCGGGGCGTCTTCCTCTCCACGCCGCGCCAATATGTAGCCCTTTTTATTACGGACAAGTTCGAGAGTTTCCATGTCTAAAAATCCTATGTATTGCTGGTCCGTCTTTTCGTTGAAAAGGATAACGCGCCCGTCGTCCCTTATGTCGTCCCTATGGATGCGTAGGATAGACCCGGACCGTGCGCCCGTACAAAGTGCGATTTTCAAGAAAAGATAGTGACGCGGCTTTTTCTTGAAGGCTTCGAGCAAGGTAATTGTTTCTTCGTGCGAAAGCGAACGCCGCCGCGCTTCCTCTCCCTTGAACGGCTTCATGCCGAATGTCGGGTCCTCGCCGTTGTAAAAGCCGTGAGCTATCGCATGTCGGTAAACTCCGCGTATGCGCTTCATCTTGAGGTTCACCGTCCCCGGCTTTATGCGTGATAGTTCTTTCAGCAAGAACTGTTGTATGTCGTACCTTGTCGGGTTAGGTATTTCCGCGATCGGTTCGTTTTTCAAGTAGCGAACTTCCTTCTTCGTGCCATCCGCGCTTTGAGAAGTCTGTATGTAGAAATCGACCATATCGACGAAAGAAGGCAGCACCTTCGAAATCCTTTGCAGGTCCGCCGCAACGCCCTTGCCGAACTTCGATTCGTTCACGATGCGGATTTTCTCTTGATTGCAGAACGCTTCGGTGATTCCTTCGGACTTCTTGCCTATTGCGAACCTCTTTATCTTTCCGCCAATTCTCAAGCGCAAGAAATACGAGCGGTCGCCGTTCGCCAATTCCCTGTAAAATACACCCGCATATTTTTTCGATTTCATTTCCTTTGTCATTTGTCAAGCCCCCAAATTATGTATAAATCATCGTCACGGAAAGCGGCACAAAAGCGGCACATCGTTAGGACTAATTGGATATTCCCCGATACAATTAGATATAAACTATTATATGTTCGTAGGTTCAAGAACCCAATAACGGCGCGGGTTCGTGCGTCTTTCCTCTTGGTTTAATTATTTTATACCACAATTCAAATATATTGTCCAGCAATTCTTTGCCAATCCCGCCATGGCGGGATTTCGCGTTTCGCGTCGCCACCGAAACGGCACAAAAACGGCACAACATAAAAAAAACGTGCCGCAATCCGATAAATTGCGACACGTCGGTTTCTTGGTCATTCTTTTTAGCGGAACCTCAAAGCGTTTTTTAATTTAAAAAAATCCCCCGGAATAATCCGGGGGGACTGTTCCCAACTTGAGGAGGAAAGGGGTTATCCTTATTTTACCTGCTCCTTGATGCCCCTGTAAATGGCTTGGGCTATCTTTCGTTGATAGTCAGTTGTAAAAAGTTTTCTGCATTCGGGGCCGTTCGAAATGAAGCCGCATTCCACAAGTACCGCCGGGGCCTTCGTCTGCTTGAGGACGTAAAGGGAATCTGTTTCCTTTACTCCGCGATTGTTCGCCCCGGTCGCATTGATTAGGTTTTCTTGAATGGCTGCTGCAAGCTGCTTCGTCTTGCTCCCTACATTTGCATAGCGCCACGTCTCGATTCCTACCGCCCTTGCCCCGGTCGATGCGTTCAAGTGAACGGAAACAAAGGCGTCCGCCTTCGCCTTGTTCGAAATGCTGCATCGGTCCGGGAGCGAAACGTAGGTGTCGTTTGTGCGCGTGTAATAGACTTCATAGCCGCCACGGTAAAGCAGAAGGCCCAATTCGAGAATGATTCCGAGTGCCGCCTGTTTTTCCTTGTACGTGCCGTTCTTTGCGCCGGGGTCACGTCCGCCGTGCCCTGCATCAATGACGATCTTTTTAGCCATTTTTAGCACTCCATTCGAAAGTAAATAGTCTTGAATTTTTTCCGGTCAGTTCGTCGTCATCTTCGTAGGCGGAGTTTCCGAACAAGCGCACGGCGTTATATACAAGCGAAGCCTTGAACTTGCTCATTCCTACATGCACAAGCACCGCCCGCAAAAGTTCGTCCGCAAGTTTGCGTGAAACCGGGTGCTCCATCTTCAAGGCTGCACAAGGCGTGTAGGCCGCATCGTGGCAAAGGTAGGCCACCTGCTGCCATTGGTCGCCGATTTGGTCTATAAAGTGGTCAATGAAAATTCCGCCGCTCCGAAAGTTTGTCACGAATCCCTGTTTGAACGCAAAGCGAAAATCGCCTTCGTCTGTACGAATTGTAATGTCGAGGTCATGAGCCAAGCGGTAATAACGGTTACCGAGCGGGATGACGCACACGCCTTCGAGCCGCCCATTGTCCGAACAAATGAAAACGTTCCTTACTTTCATCGAAACTCCGCTTAAAGAATGTTAAACGTCCTTGATTATTTCGGCACGGGAAAAGTCCTTCGTGCCCCTCGTCATTAAATCTAAAAAATCGTCACGGGAAAAGTCGGACAACCTAAAAACTTCTTCGGGCTTCATGCCCATTTGCTTGCCTATTTCCTCTATGCTCTTGCCTTCGGCCAATAGTTCCTGCACGATCTTTTTCATCGGCTCCAGCAAGTGGACTCCCCGCGCCCTGTTATGCGTGACCGTGCCAAAAATGTCGCCCGCCTTGCTATCGTGTGCCACCCGGACGACGGGCACCATGCCGCCGAGCATCGAGCGCAAAGGCTCACGCCCCGCCACGGTCCACCGATGGAATCCGTCAATGATCGTTCCGTTAGGCTTCGCCACGATCGGTAACGTCCAGCCGTTCGCCAATATGCTCTGTTCCAAGAGCTTCAAGTTTTCCTTGCTTACCTTGTTCGGGTTATAGTCGTTTGCCTTCAATGATTCGCGGGGGACCCATTGCAAAGTAGAAAGCGGGTATCGCAACTTGTCCAAAATCTCATTCCTTCCTAGCCGCAAGCATGGCGGCATGGTTTATTATCGCCCTTATGGTCCGCCCCTTCGGATCACCCGCCAAAAGGCCCTCGTAGAACCTCTTGTAAAGAGTATCGTCGAAGGCAAATTCCCACTTCAAGAACTGCCTTTTGTAAGTCTCGAAAGACTTCTGTTTGCTCTTTGTGGCGAACCTGTCGCCCGGATTCCGTAGCAACTCATAACAAAGTTTTCGGTAGTCCCTTTTTTCCTCGTTCTGTGCGCGGGTGCGCGTCGTGCGCCCGAACATTTCGGAATCCCAATAGAGCGCAACCAAGTAGGCGTTTTCCTCACGGGCCTGTATGCGCTCCATAAGTCCGGGATAAAATTCGTTCATCTTGACAAGGCTCGAAACCGTGTCAATACTGAAAAACTGCGAGACGCGCAAGCGGTTAATACCGCGCCCGGATTGGTACAAGTAAAGGTAAATCATCGGAATTTCTATTTGTCGAATTTTTAGGTATAGCCAAACGTCCTTGTCGGTCCAATCGTAAAGCGGTTCGAGCCGTGTCTTTGTGTACTTCACGGCAAAGTTCTTCTTACGTTGTATGCTCTCGTAGATGCGGACCCCCGTAATCGCAATGGCCCCGATGTTTCGACGCTCAAGGAAATGCTGGTAAGTCTCTTTCGGTCCACGGTGCGCCGGGTGCTGCCTTATGGCGAATCTTGGCGGCTGCCTTACCCATACGTCCTTTTTCGTCCGGTCCCAACAAATGAAGCTCTCGTCGTTTTGCAGCGAGTTTAGGCATGAAAAGTGCTTGACTTCGAGCGCGTACCATTCGAACCTTGCGCCCATCGCCAAGAAGCGCAAGCGCCACTTTTTAACGGTTTCCTCGATACATGGGAAAATGGCTTCTTCGTCTATGAACTGAACCGTAAGCATTGCCGGGTCGATCTCCCCCGCCTGTATAAGTTCCTCGACAATTCCCGCCAAGCAAAGCGAATCCTTACCCCCGGAAAATGCGAGGTTCACGGGGACCCCGTTTGCAAAAATGTTCCTTATCCGTATCTTTGCAGCCGTCACCACGTCGATTTCAGAAACCCGCTTGACAATCATCGTATCACTTGTCCGCAATGCGGGCATATACGTTCTGTTCCGTCGGTTGTAGAATCTTCGCCCGCCGCGTCCGTTCCGTTGTCCGGGCCGTCCGAACCGTTCGGAGTTTCCGAATAGCTCCCCTGCCCGTATTCCTCCTGCCTTGAGACGCTTTTCGCCTTTTCCTTTTCCGTTTCGTCAAGCACGCCGAAAGATTCTATTTCATCCTCCACGTCGCCAAACATCGCTTCGAGCGTTTCGGTGTCGAAACCGGGAATGTCGAAGTCCCCGATTTCTTCGAGTATGGAATTTATATTCTCGAAGTCGTCAAAGCCCAAAGTATAAATGCGGTTGTCCGCAATCATGAGCTTTTTCTTGTCCGCTTCACTCATGCCCGTTTTCTTCAAAGCCTCTACATGGGTCCAGCCCGCAAATTTGGCGGCTTCCACAAGCCCGTTCCCGCAATAGACAACGTTGTCTTCGTCGATGACAACCGGGCGAATCTGTCCGAACTTCTCTATGCTCCGTGCGAGTTCCTTTATCTGTTTTTCCCCGTGCTTCCTAACGTTCTTCTCCGGGCTTTTGAGCGTGTCAATTTTCACTTTCGTAATCTTCATTTGTCATCTTTCCCTTCGTATAGATTAGGGCGAACGTCCCCGAAATACCGACGGCGAGAATGGAGCCGATCACCTTTATTTCGGGAATGTCCGCGACGCTTCCGAATGCGAAAACAGGCAAGCCGACAACAACCGACAAAATAACGCCGTAAAAAACGCCACCCGCTGCAAGACGCTTGCCAAAAATGGTAAGCAACGTTACGAACAAGGTGGATGCCCGAAACGTGCCGTAAAAGAGGAATAGGCCCGTGACGGTGATGCCGGGGATGTTTGCAATGAGGATGCCGCAAGTTAAAAGCGCAAGCATCGAAAACTTTGCCGTCTTGAGGTCCGCCCGGAAATCCGAAGCCAGCGACGAAACCGAACAAAGGTTGCTATCCACCGAAGATAGAAGGCCGCTCAAGATCATGACTAGGAATAGGGCCATGAACCACGGCGGGAAAAATCCTTGAATAAACTCAAGGCTTACGAATGAAGTTTCATTCGCTGCAAACCCGGCCCCGCCCGCGACAATGCCTATAATTCCCATTGACAACGGGACCACCGCAAAAAGCATAGCCCCGAAAACAAAAGACTTGAACACGGATTTTCTTTTAATCGAGAATGCCCGCTGCCAAAAAGTTTGATCCCCGAACGGGCCACTAATAAGCCCTATCGCGTTCGGTATTCCGAAGGCAAGGGCAAGTTCCCACGCGCCAACGCTAGAGACGCCAGCAAGCCCGTTCCGGGCCGTTTCGGGGCTTTCCAAGGTGAAGGCAAGGGCAACCGCTAAAACGGCCACAAAGAGCATCAGAAGCATTTGTAAGGCATTCGTCTTTACGCTCGATACTATCCCCGCCCGCTGCGAATAGGAAAACGCTATCATGGACAAGATAAAAGTCATGAGCCAAAAGGGAACGCCCGTCACCGCCGAAAGCACCTTGCCGCCCGCTAACAACTGCACCCCGGTCGAGAATACCGCCAAGGCTCCCAACTGAAAGCGGTAAACGTTGCCTACGGCGCGGGACTTGTAGCGAATTTCCATGAACCCGGACAAGGTGACACCCGCCGGGAAAATGCGCCGCACCTTGTCCGCAAACGGCGCGAACAAAAGAAGGCAAAGGACGTTCGGGACAATGAACCATGCGAGACCCTGCCAGCCGTAAAGGTAGCCGCGTTCCGAACTTACAAAGAAGGCGGGTGCCCATATCCACGCCGCCGCGATAGACAAGGACCCGCTAAAGGGGCTTAATTTGCCGCCCCCGGTGTTGTACTGCCTTGATCCGCTTGCCCGGTCATCAATCGTCAAAAAGAGGATAACGACCGTGTAGGCAAAGAGGATGAAAAGACCCTCCAAGAAATCACCGACTTTCGATTAGTTTTTTTGAATTAATGCATTGTGCAAGTAGTTTTTATCAAAACATCGGTTCGTAATTATTGGTGGGGTATGTCATCATATCCTGGCTCGCCCTAATATACGAGAACAACATAATCTCCGATATAACGCAACCCGGAGAACCACCACTTTCTATAACTGCTCTTATTCTTCTTGGGTCCGGCTTGGTATTTGTTGACCATTTAAAACGCAATAATCCATTTACATACAAATAAACTTCGTATAGATTATTGACGTGCTTGCAACAAACGCTAACAAAATTCCACATGTAAGAGCTATAATTGCAATACTGTATTGGAATAACAGGTAAATTCCTTTTACCACCTACAAGAACGGCGTTATTATATGCAATAGCTCCGCTCGGTAAATTATTTCTTAATGTAATTGTCCAATTATCATCGTATACCATGAAAAAAGCGGGTAAATTACCTATATGTAACCTACCAGCAACAACGCCGGAATATCCGCTGTAATAGAACTGAATACTGAACTCATCTAAATCCGGAGCGTCAATGGTAACATCGTGTAACATGATGTCACAATAGCGCTTATTTCCGTTCCATAAGGGATGGGTTACGGAAAAAACATTTTCATAATAATACGAATCTCGGAAAAAAAAATAAGTATCGGCACTTCCAACATCGGAATAAGCAAGTCTGCCTGCATTTATATTCACGAAATCATCACTTGCAAATAATAGCTCACCAATTCCGCCTTCATGCTTTCCAAGTATCTTCCCGTTCGCCTTCAAGATTTTTCCGTTCGCCTTCAATATCGCCATAATATACCCCCTAGAAAGCTCCGAAGCCCCGAAGCTGCATGTTTTTTAATCCAGCTCGACTCAAGGGCGAAACTGTTGCGAAATTAATCATTATGTTTGTTGGACGATCAGTTAAGAATGAAAATCTTTCGCGGACAAAATGGCAACCGGGCGTTACTTTGACAGTGCGGGTATCATAAGTGTATTGAACTTCTCCTTGACGGCACCAAACCAAAATATTGAATTCAAGATCTGTGGTTATATCGTCTTGAGGAATGTAAAATTCCGCTTCAAAAGTAAAATCGCAAAGCCTACCCATTCGTTCATTTGGAATATGTCCAATATTGGGATGTTCATCTTGACTAAGAAACGTGTGAATCCAATCAGCGCCATTTATGTTATTGTCATTAGCATCAAGAAATGACAATATGCTCGCCCTATAATCCGAATTGATTTTTTGTAAACTAATAGCTCCGTCAGCAATCTTTTCTGCGGTCACGTTTGCATCTCGTATCTTCGACGTTACAACAGCATCGTCAGCAATCTTCGAAGCTATTACAGCACTTGGATTAATTTTTTCGCTCGTTACTGCATACTCGTCAATCTTGGCCGCATTGATAGCCGCGTCAGCGATCTTGGCTCTTGATATACCGCCGTCCTTTACGGATAAGGTAAATTCGTCAGAAGTTTCCGCCATAGTCAATGACGTTTCATCGGCGACTAGATCCTTTACCGCATCAAGTTTTTCTTCGGTAACGGAGCCGTCTGCGATCTTCGCCGTTGTCACCGCACCGTCTGCGATCTTTGCCGTTGTCACCGCACCGTCTGCGATCATCGCTGTGACAATGGCATTTCCATTAACATCAAGGACGCCGTTTGCATCGGTCTTCATGCTATTTCCGACCTTGACGTGTCCAAGATCGACGGTAGTCGCAATGCTGCCCGAATGCTTCATATCGGTTGCGGTTGATTCTACCTGCTGCACTAAATATGGCTCTCCATAAGAATTATGGAGAATAACATAACCGTCATTTTGCCTTGACAACAATATGTTATATTCTTCTTCTTGAATTAATATTTTATTTGCAGGTAGACTTGCTTCCGGAAAAACGTCCGTATCATAAAAAGCATTAGTCTCTGAACTGAAATAGAAAGCCATAATTACACCCCCTTAATATCCGATTGCAAGCCAAAAGATTTGCACGGCCCCATTCATGTCGTGAGCCGCCTTGAAGTGCCCTTGGGTGGAACTTTGAACACGAACACTTGCGGTCGAATCAATCGGCGTGATTGAAATGTTCGTGCATTTGTTCGGGAAAGCGGTCGGGAAAAGGATTTCCCCCGGCTCCGCAACGCCCGTGACTGTCGCCTTGCCCCATTGAATAATCATGCCGTTCGGCATCTTTTGGAAACCGAAATCGTCATGGATGTTTTGGAACGTTGCGGACAACGTTTCGGGCGTTATAGCCTTTAAGGTATTCGACCCGGCGCGGGCTTCCTCGTCTGTCGCCAACTGCACAAGGCCCGTACGTTCGGTTGTCGCCGTGCGTTCGACAAGTCCGGCGGGGGTCACGGCCTTGTCCGACGACGAACCCGCTATCGTTTCCGCTGCGGTCGCAAACTCCACGACGCCCGGCGTTTCCGTTGTCGCGGGAGGGTTGAAAAAGTTCGTGTCGCCAAGCGTGACGCTAGCCGGGTTCACGTTTGTAAGTAGAAATTCAATGTCAAGGTAGGCTTGCGCCCCAGCCGCCTTCTGCAAGATGGGCACGTTCTGCGAGCATACCGCAAAGAGCGTACCGCTTGCGGTGTAAACTCCGAACTCGAACAAGGTATAGGCATCGTTCGAAGAGTCTCGGGCGTTGATATAGATAACGTTGTCGCCAACGTTGCCGCCCGAAAGCGCGTTAGCTGGTAAACGCTTGAACTCGTTCTGCAAAGCGGTTTGGTCGTGGGTTGGCGTGTACTGTCCCGTACCCAAGCCAACCTGCGTAAGCACGACGGGTGCGGTCCCGTTGCGTTCGGCATTGATGACTTCCTCGATGCCTGCGTCTGTAACGATAATACTTGCGTACATATTAGCAATCTCCACCCTTTAATTTACTTAAAATTTTGTCAAAGCGGTTGCGCTCGTAGGCGCATTCGAGGGCCAAACATTCGTCATACCTCAAAGATAGAATTTCGCCGCCTTTTTTCAGAACGTCACGGCATACAAGGCCATACGCGAAAGCGTCCAAGCCTTCCGCCTTGAATGCCGCCACAATCCTTTGAGCGATAAGCCCGATGTGGTAACGGGCCTTTTCGCCCTTTTCCTTGACTGCATCCTTGAATTTGTATTGAACAAACTTTACATTTGCCCAAGCCTTGAAAACGGCTTCGGGAATTTCCCCGATTTCTTCTTTCAAATTTTCGTCCGAAGTCTGTATCGTGCCGTTCACGGCATAGACCGCCTTCCAGCGGTGCGTAGTAGAGCCACTAGATAGCGCATTGTTGATGCTGGGATAGACGGCATCATAGACAACGTTAATGCCGCGCCCCACGCGGTCCGTACCGTCAGAATTTGCATAGATGCGAACAATGCCCTTAATGGCCGTGTTCGTGTTCCCGGAACTTGTAATCGAAGATTCATCGTGAACTTCGACTTGCAAAAGTCCAACGCGGGCACCTTGCGTTCCCGCGTTATAGTCCATCTTTCCGTTATCCGCAATGAAATCGACCTGCCCCACGGTATCGCCGGGAAGGACTGCACCGTTACGGCGGATCGTGGCGGAACGGGACTTGAAGAAGTTGAACACCGCCGCCGCCGTGTCTGCGGAAAAACGGGCGAGCGTCTTTTGACAAACTCCAGCGCGGGCGGTCATTTCGACGGATCGGCCCGACGGGAAAATAGACCACGGCTCCGCGCCGGACAAGTTATTCACGCGCCCTTCTGAATCAATGACGACACCGTTAAAGCGTGCATCAAGAGCCGCTTTCAAGCCCGCCGGGACAACGGCCTTTGCCGTGTTCGTGCCCGTAATGGCTTCGGAATTTGAAGACAACTGAACGACTCCCTTTCGGCTTGTTGTCGCGGTGACTGCTTGCATTGAAGCCGGGGTTAGAACCCTTTCTGCATCGGTCCCGGTTTGCGCTTCTGCATTTGTAGCAAGTTCGACGATGCCCCTGCGCGTCTGCGTGGCCGTTACCGTCTGCAACGCCGCCGGGGTGAGAACGTGGCTTGATTCCGTGCCGCCCTGCGCTTCGGCGGTGGTCGCAAGTTCAACGATGCCGTTTCGCGATTCCGTCGCGGTGACGGCCTGTAATGATGCCGGGGTGAGTGCGCGTGTATTGTCCGTTCCCGCTTGCGCTTCCGCGTTGGTCGCAAGTTCGACGACACCCTTTCGCGTTGCGGTCGCCGTCACCGTTTGCAATGCCGCCGGGGTGAGTGCGCGTGTATTGTCAGTTCCCGCTTGTGCTTCGGCGGTCGTGGAAATTTCTATAACACCCTTTCGCGTTGCGGTCGCCGTCACCGTTTGCAATGCCGCCGGGGTGATAATACGGGTGTTGTCCGTGCCTGCCTGCGCTTCGGCGGTCGTGGCAATTTCAGCAATGCCCGCGTTTTCTTCGGTTGCATACGGATAACTGAACGAAACATCACCGAAAGAAACACTTTGTACGTTCACACCTTGGAGTATGATTCCGCATTCGAACTGTGAAACGGAAGAAATGCTCTTTTGCAGAATTGGCGTTCCCGTCTGCGAATAGATTGCAAATAAAGTCCCGTCAGAAAGGAAAAGGCCAAACTCATATACGGAATACGCATCGGATGAAGTATCCTGCGCCGCTACGTGAATCGAATGGTTGTTGTCGGTTCCGCCCGAAATTACGGGCAAACGCTTGATTTCGTTCTGCAACGCAATCTGCGAAGCGTTCGCCGTATATTGGCCGCTACCGAAAGCTATTTGCGAAATTACAACGGGCGCGGTTCCCGTCTGTTCTGCATTGATGATTTTTTGCAATCCTGCATTCGTCAAGACAATGTTCATAAGTCCTCCAATTATTCGGCGGTTCCTTGAATATTCCTAATTATTATGGGGCGAACGGCTGGAATAACGCCAAGCCCGACGCTGGTTTCTTCGCTATTCATTGCGACGCCCTTCACGCGGGCGTATGAAAGTTTTCGATAAAGCCCTATTGTACCGATTTCACCCGTATAACGTTTTTGCAAAATAAAATCGTAATGTGAGCGCACGGGCTTTGCGTCATCAATCAGCCCGAACAAATCTTCCTGCAAGTCGCTTTCGAGGACGCCTTCGTAGTTGTTCAAACTTGCAATGACCTTGAACGTGTGCGGCGTTCCCTTTGGCGTTTCCTGCCACCATTCCGTAAGGCTTGTAAAAGATGCGATAGTTTCGATGGCCTTCTTTACCGCTCCAAGCGTTCCGCGCTTACGCTTTTCGAGAATGACGTTATTCAAGACGCTGCGCTTTATCTGTATGGGCCATGATTGACGCCAAACAGAAGCGTCCCACGCCGCCGCCATGTGGTCGAGCTGCTCCGAAGTAAGGCTATCAAGCCGCAAGTAGATAGACGGAATATCGACCTTGTTCGAAACGTCCTGTAACGGCAAGTCAAGCGCATCGGCGCAAGCCTTGACGTTCGAATCCTCTACAAGATTCTCCGGGATAAGCTGCGAAAGTTTAACGTCCTTGATTTCTGTCATATCGTCACCCTTCCACAAAGCCGCCAAAAGTAACGGTCACGCCTTCGTCCTTGTCGCATTGGGCGACCTGCGTTTTAGTGAGTTCACGGAAAGCGTTCGGCGAAAGCGTATTGTCAAGGCGTGCAGCTCCGGCGTTCATTACGGCACGGACAAGTTCAGCGGGCACAATGTCGCGACCTATTTTCCCTTGCTGCCAAAGACGGTAATTTTCGACCGCCGCTGCTACGTTTGTGCGAATCGTTTCGGCCTTGTTCTTGTCGGAGTTCTTGATAAAATAACGGACGTTAATCGTGTACGTCACCGCTTCCGCTTGCAGCGCGTGAACGTCATCAGTAAGAGGACGCACATCTTCGGCGCTCAATTTTTCAAGCACCTTGTCAAGCAAGGTTTGATCGGGAATTACGCCGCCTTCCAAGAGCGGGTAAACATTGACAACGCCCGGAGTAGGCGAATCAATGGAAACGTCAATAATCGCACTTGATACGCTTTGCGTATAAAATACATACGCCTTTATAGGGCCAGCTACGGAAAAAGCGTTCGGCGCAAGCCTAATTCGTTCGGCATAATCCTCGTCGCTTTCAATGTCGGCACCGCCGTAAGTGGCATTCGTATTTTCGGCCAAATCGACAAAAGTCATGGGCCTTACAATCGTGGAAATCTGCCCCGGCAAATATCCGTTACCCGCAACACCTGCAACCGTGCAAGACGCGGAAACATCGCCCGTAAGGTCGCCTGCCGCAATAACAAGTTCTTCGTCTGTCGCAAATGTCACGATCCCGTTCGTGATTTCCGTTCCAGCAGGGATGACGTAAACTTCTTCGAGTGCTTGAGACAACGTAAAGCGGATATTCGTAACCGCTTTCGATGCAGGCAAACGCGAAACCAATAGGTATTCCCCGAGAGCGTCCAAATATTCCCCGGTTGCATAGCTCAAGAGGTTGCTTTGTGCAGCCATGTTGATTAATACGCGCTGCTGGATGATTTCATCAGCAACCGCCAAAAGGAAAATGCGGATAGGATCGGCGGTCGCAAGCGTGCGCCCCGCTGCATTTTCGTAACGGCTTACGATTTCGGCCTTGATAGCTTCCGGGTCAGTTTCTACAAACGAAACTTCGGGCAAGTCCCAACGTGGTAAAGTTTCAGCCATAGTCTCTAGCCTCCTTGTTCGTCAATATAAATTCTTACACGCGGTTTGAGAATACCTTGTTCAGCAAATTCTATATTATTTTCGGGCGTGTCAAACGTTATAGACAAGATTTGTGCGCGAGGTTCCTGTATTGCAATGGCATCGTTTACCGCAATCCTTAACATATCCATAGCAACGGGGATAGGCTTTCCCACGTAGTCCCAAGAAATGCCTATATTGCGTTCGAGCGGCACCGAACCGACGACAGTATCGAGGATCGTGCGCACATTCTGCATGACTTCTTTCGCCACCGTTGACGGGGCAAAATCCACTTTGTCGGACAAACTTACCACGTATTCCATTTCTACCCCGCTTCCATAAGAGAAAATGTAAGTTCAGCGCCAATGCAGACGCCTAGACCTGTAAAGAACTTGCGATTTTCTTCAATGCTTTCGATAACGTATTTACCCATGATTTCACCGCCAATGATAAGCGTTTGCGCTTTACCCTCTTCCAATAGCTTTGTATAAAGAAGAATTGCCGCCGCTACTGGCATGTGCAAAAGGGACGAATCGAGCCGCATAGCAAACGATACGGTGCGCAAGTCCTCGCCTATTTTTTCGAGTACGGGCTTTTTGCCTATAACGTCATGTTTCGCAAAGCGCATCTTGTTTGTGCGGGACAAGTCCTTGAAGGTAAGAACCGCTTCTTGCGAACAAAAGAACGGCAGTGCACCGAACATTCCGATAACTCCAAATGCCATATATAAACCTCCTTACGTTCCCGGTGTAGGCGGGCTTGGGTTCCCCGGTGCTGCGGTTGCGTGCATGTGAGTAGATAGCTTGACGTTCGTCGTTTTCTTCATTGCAGTAACTTCGCCGTCCGCATCCACGCCGCCCGTTGTCGTAATGTCACCGTCAACTTTCAAGTTACCTACAAATTCAATGTCTGGAACCGAGACTTTCAATTTCGAAGCCCCGGTAACCTGCACTGAATTTTCAGTCGCTTCTATTTGTGTGTCACCTATAACGGCACTCAACTTTTTCTCGTTCCAATCGTACTCAAATTTTGCTCCATCCGGGAACTCTATATAACGTTTCGTCTCGCTACTTACGGGCGGCTCGATTTCGTCAGCATAGAAAGAGCCGATAATAAAACCGTCTTCTTCTCCGCAAGGCAAGAATAGACAAAGTACGTCCTCGCCCACGGCGGGCAAACAATAGTCCTTTACGTCTTGCGTATTCCGCTGGATAACGGGCAAGTCATTTGAAACAAAGCCGTCCTCGTCATCGAAAACAACGCGGGCCGTGCATTTTTTCGGGTCAACGGAAGAAACTTCTCCTATGCGAATCCAATTAGTCGCGTCCTCGTTTTGTCTGAAATCGTCTCCGAACATACTCATAATCAATACCCCTTCTGCACGCAGCGCAACTGAATAGAAGTTGTATAGCCGTTTGATCCGTAATCATGCTTTGCGCTGCCAATGATAAAGTTTCCGTCAAAGATTCCGAACCCCTTGACGGTAACGACCGCACCCGCCACAAGGTCCACGTCACCGATAACGGTCATGTCGCCCGTGACGCCACGGCGGTTCAGTTTGCGGAGCATGGCGGTCGCCTTGCGCTTCGCTTCGTCAATGGACGTGCAACGGGATTTCAAGTAGTATTCCTGCCCGTTCTCGTCCGCCGCCGGGTCGGTTGCCGTATAAGTGAATACGGCGGGGTTGCTCGTCTTTTTCTTTGGCACCTTGCGGCCCGTCTTGAGGTCGAACGTATAGCCGCCCGCCTTGCCCTTCTTCTTTTTTGTCGGGCTTCTGTAAGAGACCGTGACGGACTTGTATAAATCCGATTGGCATGTATCGAAAGAATAGTTCAGCACGTAGCTTTCGCCCAAAGTAATAGTCTTTATGGGCTTCTTATTCTCGTAAGAATGTTGATCAAAAATGACTAATTTGTCATCAGTAACTTTCAACGAAAGACCCGATTCTTCGCAAAGCCTAGAAACAAGTTTCAAGTCGCTTTCTTTCTTTTGGTCCACCCGGTCATATTCCGGGTCGCTTTCAGAATCCCAAAGCAGCTTGATATTAGCTTCGTTCGCAATCGAAGACGCAATCTTCTTGAGGGTTGTCTTTTCCCACGCCTTCGACTTTATACGCTTTCTAATGGGCTTGTTAAGCGGCACGGATACCGCGCCCATTTCGAATATGCGCGGCGCTCCCTGCACCTTCATCGTATCGACAAAGAACTTGCCACAATTCAAGGTCCCGGAAATTTTTCCATTGACTTTTTGCTTGATGTATGCCTTTACACGTTCGCCGGGGTCCGGGTTCCAACGTTGCGCCCACTTGCCCGTTTCATCCTTTAGAGTTATAGACAAGCTATCAGCAGAATTAGTTTCGGAATCCGTGAATGAAAAGGAAAGAAGGTCCGGGGCGATTTCCTCCCAAACATCTTTTTCGGCTTCGGTAAAGTAAAGCCCCAGCACTGTTTCAAGCGGTTGCGCCATATTCCTTCACGTCCTTTGTTCAAAGTTTCCACGGCGGCAAGCTCTTGTTTACAAGAGCCGCTTCGGTGTCGATTTCGGGAACGTTCACAACGTCCCCGGAATTAAATATAATCTTTTTACGGTGGTCCATGTTCGCTGCGATAAGTTTATCCATAAAGTTTTCAGAGCCGTAAACACGTAGGGAAATCTTATCCCATGTGTCGCCCTGTATGGTTCGGATAGTTCTCATTTAGACCCCCTTATGCAAAAGAAAGACGGCGGTTGTTCGCCATGAGTTTTTCGAGACTGCGTTCAAGATCGGCACGGCCCGCATCAAGCCCGCGCCTTACGTCCGCATAAACGTCACCGCCGCCCGTTACGTTGATTGTAGGCGAGAACGAAACTGTAATGTTTCCGCCGCCCGTAGCACCGCCAAGCATTGCGGACAACTTCGATAACGGCAAGACGGCTTCGGGTTCGCTGCCTTCGCCTATATTCGCAATAGTCGAGCGCGTCGCGATACCGCCTTCTGCAAGCTGCGGGATTTGAGGGATGCGGAAATCAATAGACTTGCCGCCGAGCACCGGGACCCAATCGGGAACTTTCACTTTTGCAAGAGCCTTGTTAATCGAACTTGTTACGCCGTTCACCATCGAAATAATGGTGTTGAACGGCAATTTTACAAGCCCCACAAGCGCGCCGAACGCATTCCCGAAGGCGTCCTTTATGCTCTCCCAAGCCGCTTTCCAATCACCAGCAAAGACGTTTTTAACAAAGTCTATGATGCTGGAAAATGTTTTCTTCACCTTGTTCCAAATTTCAATAACTTGTCCGATGTAATTACGCACAATTTCAGCGATCGCGGGGAACTTTTCGGAGAAGGAACCCCACAACGCGAGTACCTTTTCGCGTATAATGTCCCAATTTCGATAAAGTAAAACGCCTATTGCGATTAGTGCCGCAATTGCAGCGATAACAAGCCCGATAGGGTTTGCGCTCATGGCGGCATTTAACGCCCATTGAGCCGCCGCCATGACCTTTGCAGCCGCCGCGAACGCAATTTGTGCGGCCCGTGCGCCCTTCGTCACGACCGTTCCGGCAACGACCGCCCCTTTATACAGAAGCCAGCCCATGCGCACCGCCATAATTGCAGCGCGAACCGCCAAAATTGGGGCCTTGATTAGCGCGAACACGAACTGCGCCGTCTTGAGAACCGCCACCATTGGCAACGCCGCCGCCGTAAACCCGGCAATCGCACCAGCAACGGCTACAATTTTCTGCACAAGACCCGGATTTTCAGCGGCCCAAGCACCGATTTTCGTAACTACTTCGGTCGCCTTTTGAGCAAAGTCACGCAAGGCGGGAGCAACCGAATCGTAAATCTTCAATGCCATTTCCTGCATGGCGGAATTTAGGATAGTCACATCGCCTTTGAGGTTGTCAATCTGCTTTCCTGCAACTTGTTCGGCACTACCGACTTCCTTCACGCTTCCGACAAACGAATCAAGCGCACCGCTCCCCGCCTGTTCCATGAGGACAAGCGCACCGCTCATGGCTTCCGTCTCGAAAATAGTCTTCGTGAAGTTCGCCTTCGCGCTTTCGCTCATGCCGTCCATCGCGGCGTTCAATTCCTTCAAGATTGCCGGGAATGATTTCATCTTTCCGTTCGAATCCGTCGTCTTTACGCCAAGAGCATCAAGCGCCGCTGCTGCTTGATCGGTCGGAGCCGATAGGCGAAGCATGACGGAGCGCAATGTAGTGCCCGCCATTTCGCCTTGAATACCTGCATCGCCCAATTTTCCGGCCATCGCCGCCGCTTCCTCGATGGAAACGCCCATCGCCTTTGCGACCGGGGCAGCGTATTTCATGGTTTGGCCCAAGCCTTCAAGGGTCGTGTTACTTTGTGTAAACGTATTCGTCAGAATGTCGCCCACGCGGTTCATGTCGCTTGCGCTCAAGCCGAAACCCGTAAGAATATTGGACGCAATATCCGAAGCCGATGCAAGGTCAATAGCTCCAGCACTAGCAAGATTCAGCATTCCGGGCATAGTCTTGACAATATCGTTTGTCTTGAAACCAGCCATCGCCAAATACTGCATACCTTGAGCCGCTTCGCTTGCGCTCCATTGCGTTTCTGCTCCAAGTTGTCGGGCGGTTGCGGTGAGCGTCTTTAATTCTTCATCGCTTGCTCGTGAAACGGCGGCGACTTTCGCCATGTCGCTTTCAAAAGCTGCACCGATGGAAACGGATTTCATAAGGCCCGCGCCCATTGCCATGCCGACTCCGCTTGCATACGGGGCCGCACTTGAAATCGTAGCGTTATTCTTGCTTATGGCTCCCGCCGCCCGCGCTTGTGCGTCCTGTGCCTTCGCGACACGTTCGGCATTACGTGCAAGTTCCTTTTCCCTTGCTATCAACGTTTTAAGGCTTGCGCCCGCAAGTCCGTTTTGGCTTTCGAGCTGCTTCAATGATGCTCGTTGACGTTCAATAGCGGAACGCAACTTTTGCATTGCTGCTTGTTGGCGGTTGAACTCCGCGACAAGTTCTTTCGAGGGGTTCTTTGTTGCGGAAATTTGCCGACCTAGTTCAGCTACCTTTTGCTTTGCCTGTAAGTAGGAACGAGCATTCGCGCCGATTTCCTGCTTTAATTTCACCATCGACGAAACGTCGGCGGCGGCCTTGTTCATCTTGTTTATGTTGCCGGAAAAATTCTTGACGGCATCGTTCGCGGTCTTGAACGATTTCGCAAAGTTCCCGGACAAGTCGCCCGCTATCTTGAATCCGATTTCGTAAACTTTTCCTGCCATAAACAAAACTTCCTTTGTCCAAAAAAGGACGGGCGACCGCCCGCCCTTTTAGCGTTTTTTCTTCGTAGCCTTTTGACGTTTATCATCTAATTCCTTCACGGTTTCGCCCCATTCGCTCAAGTCCAATAAAGGCATCTTGTACCAATCGAGCGCCCCCGTAAAAGTATCAGCCGCCGCAAGATTCAAGCAAGCAACGCGTATCAAGTGCAGCGGGTCTTTTACGTCAAGACCTAACTTAGCAAAAAATTCTGAACTCCCTGCGCAATTGCGAGGTAATCTTTGCCGGGCATTTGCTTGAAGAACTCGATCGGTCTTTTAGATCGTTTGGATGCAAGCATGATGCAGAAAGTCGGGTCAGTCGAAAGCATCGGGGCGAAGTTACCTTCTGCCACGAATTTCTTCTTGACTTCTTCAATGTCATATCCGGTAAGCCCTTCAAGGTCAATGTCGATTTCCTTGATTTCGTCTTCATCTTCGAACTTGACAGGTTTAGAAAAAATATGTTTCATACAAATTCACTCCTTGCCGCAAATTCAAAGAAACAAGAGCGCGGCGGCTTCACGCTCCCGTTTGTTTGCACGAAATTTTTAGGTCAAGCCGAGGTCTGCGCGAACCTTTGCAAGTACATCGACACCGTTGAAACGTGCGATATAGTTGTACTTGTCGATTTCGACGACCTCTTTCTTGTTCACTTCGAGCTTGAGGTAAGTAACTTCAAATTCCTGTTCGGAATCCGTAGTGCTGCCCGGTTCGAAGGAACCGAGCGAAACAGTCTTCGGGCTTACACGCATGGAGCAACGCACCGGGACCGTGGAATAGATACCGTTTGCGGCGTCGTAAACCTGTTCGGAACCGCGCACTTCAAGCGCATGGGCGCCCGGCTTTGCCAATTCAGCAAGGGGCTTTTCGATTGTGCGCCAAGTGATTGTGGTCGTCATCGAACTGAAATGTCCCATCACGGGGCTTTCGACTTCGCCAGCAATGCCAGCACCCGAAACGGTGTCGCTCATCGCTTCGAGTTCCGGGAGTTCAACTGTTGCAACGCCGAGCAAGTCATTTCCGTTGTTGTAAACACGGAAATTGATAAGGCGTTCGGGAATCTTATTTTCACCTGCTGCCATAAGTCATGCCTCCTTTAAGCGAACAAAGTAGAAAGATATTCCGGGTCGTATTCGAGAATGAAATCAATCTCGCGGTTCGGACCCGGCGGGGTTACGTACAAGTGGAAACGCAAGATGCCATCCATGAGGTCGGTTGTCGGGTTTTCAGTTTCCAAAAATTCGACGCGACCGCCAAGAATGTACTGTCTAGCGGAAAGACCGTTGAGCCAAATATTGACGGAATCAAGCACCGTGTCAACTTGGCGACGGGTAAGCGGGAAATCAACGCGGGACCAAAAGTTTTGGACAAGCGTGTTTCCAATCCAAGCAAACATTCGTTCAATAGGAATAAACGAATCCTTCGGGTCGGTAGTAGCCGGATAAGCCGCCGTGCGGTTGCCCCAGCACTTCCACCCGCCAATGAAATTCAACGCGGTTACAACGCCGTTGCCGTTGAGGTTTGCTGCTTCGCCTTGAGTAAGGAATACTTCGGAGCCGTTTTCAAGACAAGTACCCGTGCATACAAAGTTGTTGTTAGACGGGGAAACGTACGGAACATCGTCATTGTTGCCATCGACCTGCTGGATAAGACCCGCGAGCTGCGTACTCATGGCGACAATAACGCCATCGTTGTTCAAGCGCGGCCAGCAAACGATCTGCTTCTTGTTGGTAACGTTATTCGTATTTTTCCACGCCGCAACGCCCGAAGAAACGGCTTGGTCGCCCGTTGTCGGGGCGTCAATGAGTGCAGCACCAGCGGTGAATACTTCGTTAATCTTTGCAGCCTTTGCAGCCATTACGGCGGCAACGCTTGGAGACTGCGAACGCCACGGACAAACAAGAACGCCAGGAACAACGCGGAAGCGCGGGAACACTTCTTCGATAAGTTCGAAGCCCGTGCGGACGCCAGCGGCGGTAATACCGCCGATAATGTCGGCATCTGTAACGGCGGACGGATCGAGCTTATTCGCTGCAAAATTAATGTCCGTATTCAGCGTGTAGTAGTATTCCTGTTCGTCGTTCTTGTTGGCAGCAAGGACAAGGTTTCCTTCGCCATCGAAAGAAGCGGTAAACTTGCCGGATTCAATGCCGTCTTGAGAGCCGGACGGTCCGAGCTTGATAGACGAAAGGATGATGCCCTTTTCCTTCACGGTCACGGTTGCGGTCTGTGCATCGAACTTGATTTTGTTCGTAGTTGCTGCCGTGTAGTGGGTGTTAGGGTCGAGAACGTTCACAATCACCACCGGGGCGGATTGGAACAAAGCGAATTGACTTTGGATAAATTCGCTAATCGTAAATTCATGCTTTTTCAGTCCCGACACGGAATCATCCACCGGGGCCGCATAGCCAAATTTGGCGACGGCTTCGGCATATGAACTGCAAAGCACGGGCTTGTTTACGTTGGTCGGGTCGGTCATGTTGACCGGGGCCATACCGACAACGAACGGAATCCCCGCCGAACTCTGCACCGGGGGCAAGAGCGAGGTAGGAACTTCGGAAGTTTTGACGCCATGAACGTAAGGCATTTATCTATCCTCCTTGGAAAGAAGTTCATTTTCGATTTGCCGATTGTAAAGATACAACGGGTGCCCTTGAGCCTTTACGTTCAGCATTGCGGCACTTAGCTTGTCGGGTGTCACAAATAAATTCTTCAAAGCCGTCTTATTCTTTACGCTTTGCAGAACCTGTTCGGGAATACCGTTTGCGTAGACGCGGAATTTACTCAAAGAGCCATCCGGGAAGCTAGTACCTACGTAGATTAAAGGTATATTTTTTTTCGGTGTTGGGAAAAATTTCTTTTTCGGATTTGCCATTTTTTCACCTCAAAATTCGTCCGTGTTTCGGGGACTGTTAAAAACCCAAATCGTTTCCATGTCGATTTGCCATTGCGGCCACGGTTGTTCGGGAACCATATTCCACTTGATCGGGTAGCGCATTTGATAGCGTTTCTCCAGCGTTTCAGCGGGCAACGTACAAATTTTTTCCTTGATGCGCTCGATAACGTTCACGCCGTATTCGAACCCGTCGTATTCTTCTGAAAAGCAACCGACAATGATGTTCACCCGGACTTCTTCGGATTGCCGATCCGTTGTACTTTGTTCCGGGCGAACTAGAACAAAAGGGAAATCGTCAAGTTCAGAGCTACGCTTTGGCGGCAAGAATCCGTTCACAATTTGCGGAGCGCGTAACGTCTTCCCGTCCTTCGTCGGCAATCTGAAATCCTTCACCGCCTGTTCGCAAAGTTCTCGCAAAGCCTTTGTAAGAAAGTTCGTTACCATTACTTCACCGCCTTTTGCAACGTCCGTTTCACCTCATAATCAAGGCGGCGGCTCATTGCGTTTTCCATTGTTTCCGTTACTTCGTTCACAACGGTATCGTTATTCAGCATAACCGGAACGGCGTTCGAAAATTTCTGTTCGACAGGCAAACGTGCGGTCCCGAGCCTTTGGAAAATACGGCCACGGTAAATAAAGGCATTATCCAGCGGGCGCATACCCCCACGCTTTACCGCTACACGAATTTGTTTGCGGTTCGCCCCGGTGGTGTCCCCGCTGCTTGGGGAGTGCTTGAAGTCGCGCAACGGCAAGCGTGCGCCACGGCTTGAAAGTTCCGTGTTCAAGTCATCCTTTGTCGCCTTCTTGATGCGCATGGTTTCTCGTACCGTGCGGGCCTTTACCGTGTATTCCTTTGTAACGCAACGGATCGCCACCGTGCGGCCCTGTTCCGCTGCACGGTTCATGGCATTAGAGAAAACGGACGGGATAGCTTCCGAGCAACCCGACAAGAGCCGCGTTGCTTTCTGCATATCGCTTTCGTTTTTTTCAAGCCTTATTTTCACGATTCGTTCGCCTCGCAAATTATGACGTAAACGCCCATTTCGTCCGAAACGGATTTAACCAAATGCAATGATCCATCGACGCGCATAAGCTCGCCATCGACCGGGCGCGGCTGCATGTCCAAATCTTCAACGTAAATTGTTAGGTCGTTAAGGAACACGCCCTCAAGGTTTCGATTTCCGAGCGGCAATTCATCCGTAAAGTCACGGGAAATTACGCACAAGGTATCTTTTCCGTTAAGGTTGTGCCAATCCGCGAACTCCGCGAAATTGATAAACACGCCTTTAACGTCCTTGCGAACTTGTTCCTTGAATCCCATTATTAGCCCTTTTCCCCTTTCTTCTTTTTCGGTGGACGGCCACGCTTTGGCGCGTCATCATCAACGACGGGGGTTTCTTCGACCTTATCGTTTTCAGTTGTTAAGTTTTCCTTAATAACTGAATTACTTTGTTCAGTAGTAAAGTCTTGCTTTACAACTGCATTTTCTTCGGGAACCGTGGCAGGGATTGGCGTTGTAAAGTCATACTTCAAATCCGCCTTTTCATCCGGCGTGACTTCGGTCGTTTCTTCGTCTTCAAACTTTACTACTCCCGTTCCTTCGGGCGGCAAATCGCTATTTTCATCGGGATTTTCCACGGGCGGAACGGCGGGCTTTTCTTCGGGCGGAACGGCTGGAGGATTCACGGGCGTTTCTTCGGCGACGGGCTTTGCAAGGCCGCGCTTTACCCAATTATCTGCAACATCATCGGGAATGCTTGCTGCTATCCCTGCCTTGATATACCGACCTTCAAAATAAACGTTATGCAAACAAACTACTTTTTTCATAGAATCACTCCTAAAAGGAATTATGCGCCGTGGTGTGTAGCGCACTTATTTTATTCACCGATTAGGCCAACGGCTGCAAGACGGAGAATCCCTGCACTTGGTTGATAATCGGGAGCGGGCGGGCGTTCAACTGAATGATACGTGCCGCCGGACGTTCTTGAACGTAGGAATGCGGGACACGGCGGGCCGCGTACCATTCCATCATGTTCTTCGGCTTGTCTGCAATGCAGACGGCACCGTATGCCATTGTGGTTTCGACTTCGCTTGCGGCAAAGAGGACCTTGTTTTCGGGAACCATCGGCACCATATCGCCATCGGCATTTTCGTAGTATTCGTCATACGAATAAATGTCAATGCCAGCGTCACGGAGATAGCCCCAATAGTGCAGGCCGTCCGGGAGTTCCTGCGGGCGGATTTCGCCAAGGTCAACACGGCGACCGTTGAGCAATTCCTTTTCAGCAAGTTTCGGAAGGATCACGTCGATAATCTTACTGCCGACAAAAATTTCGCGCGGCTTGAACCCGCTTACCTTCACGCGGTCGCGGGAGAAGTTGCGGATTTCTTCCATGATCTTTTGTCCATCAATGGACGCATCATCCCACGGGGTCGCGGAAACTGCATACGGGCGTTTATCTTCCGGGAGAGATTTCCAAAAATCGACAACATCATCAACGCCTTCACCCTTGACGGAAATCTTGCCTTCGAAAAGAGCCTGTGCGCACATCGCTTCTTCACGGCGCGTAATCATCTTTTCAAGTTCGATCATGTTGTCCTGCATGATTTCCAAGCCACGCTGCGCCGGGGTCTTGCTGCCGTAAACGCTTTCGCCAGCCATACGCTTCATGAGTTCGTCTGCGGTCGTCACCATTTCGGGCGCGACAAGAGGAACTTTGTACGTTTCGGTATGGAAGCCGAGACGGTCCACGACCTGCCCGCCTACGCGGGGATTGACGAACGGGGCGAGCTTGCGGCCCTGCGCATCCTTCAAGTCGAAGTCGATGTTTTCCGTAACAAACGTCTTGATACGGTTGAAAAAACGGTCGCGGAAATAGGCCCTAGCACCGAAACGGCCTTCATTGATTGCACCAAAAAGGGTGCGGGTTTCGAAAATGTCAATAGCCATTTTTCAACCTCCTTAAATGTTCTTTTTCAAGAAGATTCCGACCTTGCGGGCGGCGATCTTGATTGCGGCCATGTTGTCAACGTTTTCATTGACCTTCACCGCGTCGATGTTAAATTCACCCGTGAGATACACGGCGGCTTCCTTTGCGCCTTCGGTGGTGTCGCAATCTTCGGCAAGCACTGCGTAAACGTCAGTGTCTACAACTTCGTCAACACCGCCCGCAAGGGTTGCACCGCTCACGGTAATATTGGAGCCGCTCTTGGCAAGCGCAATGCTGTTTCCAGCCGTGCCAGCGGTTGCAGCGGTAATGGTGAGAACGCCAGCGGATTTGGACCCGGTAACGGAATCGGGAAGTGCATCAATTACGTTGTCGATAGTAGCTGCAACGTCCGAGCCGATAAGCACTTCGTTTTCGCCCGGAGTAGCGGACTTAAACGTGAGCGTGGTAGTGCCGACGGTAACGGTATCATTTGCGGACGGGTTAGCGGCAAACGTGATAGTGCCGGAAGCCTTCACGCCGTCTGTCGTGGCGGCAATCTGTGCGCCGTTCACGTTGACAAGCGAACCGCGCTTGAGTTCTTGACTTGCGGCAATTTCAAGAACATCTGCCACGGCGGGCAATTCTTGGTTCGCTGCAAAAAGGTTGTCGGGTTCGTAAGTTCCCAATACTTTGTTCATAGCCATGTTTTAGCCCTCCATCGTTTTGTGCATCTTGGCAAGGCGTTCGTTTGCGCCCTTCAAGAGTTCTTCGCGTTCCTTGTCATCGGCGGTTGCCGTCGGCGTGGCATCAACAGAAGCCGTTGCCGAACCAACGCCGTTAAGGTCCGCGGCATCATTTTCGCGATTCTGTGCCATCGTCGTTTTCTTCGCCTTTTCAGCCTTGATCATTTCGACGGCGAGTTGTTCGGCGGTCATGCCCGTTTCGTATTTGGCTTTTGCGACAAGGGCTTCATGACCCGTAAGGGCCATTTCTTCGATTGCCTTGATGCGTTTGTTTTCCTGCATCACGCCCGCCTTGACACCTTCTTCACGGCCTTCGTCGCGAATCTGTTTGTAAAGTTCGGGGTGCTGCGCCTTGATTTCTTCAAGAGTCATAGCGACCTCCTTATTTTTGTTTAATATAGAATTTTCTTGAGTTTGTGCAACATTTCCGTTCAATTTATTCAAAAAATCTTCCGGGGCGTTGTCGAAAAAATTCTTCTGAACGGGCATTCCGCCAAGCATTACAACGTTATCTTCAAAGGAATTTGTCACCTTTTGCGTAACGTCCACCTCGTCGGCAAAGCCCTTTGCAACCGCTTCGAGTGCGGTCATGTAGGTTTCGTGGGAAATCATTTCGGCCACGTCTTCGGCCTTCATGCCCGTCTTTTCGACATAAATTTGTTTAACCGATTCCTCGATTTTTTCGAGGGCGAACCCCGCTTCCTTCAACTGTTTTGCGGTCATGCTATTTACGGACAAGCGCGGAGCGTGCACCATAAGCATGGACCCAGTAGGCATAATCACGCGGGCGTTTGGTGCGCTCGTGATAAGCGTCGCGGCACTTGCAGCGATACCCATAACGTAAATGCGGATAGCACCTTTATGTTGTTTCAAAAGGTTAAGGATCGCGATTCCAGCGAACACGGAGCCGCCGGGAGAGTTCAAGTAAATGTCAAGGGGCTGCGTTTCCTTGACTACGCTCATTGCGTCCTTGAAAGACTTTTCGTCAAATCCATCTTCCCACCAACCGCCGCCAATAACGCCGAAAAGGTCAAGGCGGGCGGGCTGCGTTTCGTTGGCTTGTGCCGTTACTTTGTAGAAAAAATTATTCGTCATTTGTATCACCCTGCGTGTTAGGATTGTTTACAAGTTGCCCCTGCGAATCCGTTACAAGCCCGGCTTCACGGCGCATGGCTTCTTCACGGGCACGGGTTGCGTGGATTTCGTCAAACTTCATCCCGGTAAGCTCCGCCGCTTCGCGTTCCCTTGTCGAAAATCCTTCTTCGACGCGGGTCTTAGCTGCGCTGGCTTCTCTTTGCGGATCGAGTTGTCCTTGAGCATCGCCATACCAATCGGCCTTGCACCACGCCGCACGAATAGCCGGGTCATCGAAAAATCCGGGTGCATTCACGCGGCCTTTAAGAACGGCTTCCGTCATCCATTCTTCGTAGATAGGTTGGCAGAATCCCGACGCAAGCCATTCACGGCGCATTCTGAACATCTTCCACGCTTCGAGCAAACTAGCACGGGCTGCGGAATATGACGACGTGAAATGCTTTATAAGCAATTCATAAGGCAATTCGAGAGCCGAACCAACCTGTCTGCAAATCGCTTGCACGAACCCTTCAAAAGCCGTGTTCGGACGGCCCGGATTTGCCGTCTGAATTTCTTCACCTTCGTCCAAACTAACAATCGCACCGTTTCCCATTTCGTAGGCGTTCGGGTCCTTGTCAACTTCCATTCCAGCCGGGAACATCGGAGCAAGCGGAGAGCTTGGAGAGTTCGACTTCACGAAAACGGTAAACATTCCCGAAATCACCGCCGCCATAAGTTCGGCTTCGGTGTAGCGAGATAGCTGCTTTAAGGCTTCAATCACCGGGGCCAGCAACGGAACGCCGCGACGTTGTGCGGGCCTTTCAACATCGCACATGATGTGCAGCACGTTCTTTCTCCCGGTAGTTTTACCGAACGCCAAAACACGCTTCCATTCCTGTATGGGGCTTTTAGCGTTCAGCGGCAACGTAGAACCGGGGTGATATTTGGCAACGTAATAGGCAACCGTTTCACCATACGGACCAAGTTCCACGCCGCCCCAAACGTTCTTGTCAACCGGGTACGGAATTGGATCGCAAATGCGGTCTGCTTCAATAAGCCCAATGCAAAGGTCATAAGTAACGCCTGCACGTTTAATTATTGGCATATAAACGAAAACGTCACCGCTCATGAGTGCGGACAAGAGAACAAGGCTTTGAAGTTGGTAGAAATTTTGCCGCCGTTCAGCGTCACAATTCACGTCACTTGCAAACAAGTTCCATTCACGTTCAACGTTTTTTCGCCATGCACGGGCTTCGTCATCGGTAAGTTTCAAAAAATCAGCATCGGGCAATGCGGACAACATAAGCCCCGAACCAACAACGTTAGTTCGTATTGTCTTGAGCGCACCCGTCGCAAATCCGCCGCCCATGTATAAATCACGGGATCGGTCGCGCAATGTTGGCAAGTTCGCCACGATGTCATCGTCCGCATCCTGCCCCGAAACGCTCCATCCGACAAAACTCTTTTTCGCATACGAAGCCCCGTGGCTTCCATATCCCGCACCGCCAATAAGAAGGCGGTCGGCCATTTCGATACGCTTTCTAGCAAGCGTTCTTTTCAAAGCCTTTTCGGGAGAAATTACGGAAATAAATTTGTCGATAACGTTCATCATAAATCCCTTGGAACCCCACGGAATACGCGCATCCCGCGACCTTTACCGTCTTCCAATGCTTCCAGCTCACCGCGCCAAAACTTGATACGTGCAGCAATGTCGGACAAATCGGCACGGGTCAAAGAGCGCGTACCGATCTTGTACGATTGCCCGGTAGCAACCGCCTTTTCTGCTTCAATCCAAAGCGCGAGCATGTTCCGCGCTTCTTCTTTTGTCCATGCCGTAATAGGATGTACGGGCATAAAAAGGGCCTCCAATTCGGAAAATAATATAGTTTAATTTTTCGCAAATGCAAATAAAATTTATTTCATTTATAGAGAAATGCCCTTCGATGTTGGCCTTTTTGCCTTTTTCGGGGCACTAGCAACGCCGCCACGGGCATAAAATTCTTGCAGGAAATCGAAGTTTGGGTTCAACAGTTCAAGAGCTCCGGTTGCATATACGGCACAATCAAGGGCTTCGTTTCGGTCTCGAATTTTTACAAATTTCATTATGACGCGGCCCTTTTCAAATGTTTGTACGAAAATTTCGGCGGTAAGTTGTTTGAAAAAATTCTCACTGAAACCAGCCGCTTCGAGAGCGTCATAATGCACATAGCCGGGGCCAATATCGTTTATCTTCAAGCGGTTAAATAGAATAGATTTTCCCGAATCAACCCCAAGCGTGAAAAGGGTTGCACCAACCGCGTTATTTTTGGTAGGCGGTGAAATAAACGGAATACCGATTCCGCCGCGGCCCTTGATAGAGAACACGCGCAACGATTGACGCTGGAACGTGTACTTGTAGACCTCATTTGTATATGTTCCGTCGCCGGAGTCAACGCAAGTACACGAAATGGTTACTTCCGCCCCAAGGAATAGCTTGTATTTTTTTTGCAATAGTTGGTCGAGTTGCGCCCATGTTTCTGAATTTTCGGGCGATCCGTAGAATACCCGGTGTTCAATTCCCCAAGATTCTTTTCCGCTCCCCCATGCGTAAACGCTCGCTTCAAGGCGGTCATGCTGCACGTCAACGCCGCAAGTAAGGATAAGCGCACCGGGCGGCAAAGTGTCCATAGGGTAGTTTTCACGACGATCGTAAAGGCGTTGCCAATCATCACGCGTAAGTTGTTCATCCCACGTTTCACCTAATTTCAAGTTGACAAATTCCATAAGGCCGTCTTTGTCCTTATTATGAGAGACGGTCACAAATTCATCGACAAGTTCGTATAAGTTCACCCACGGGGAACAAAGCGAATTTATATGATAACCCTTTGCATTTGCTCCGGGATTCTGCGGCACCCATCGGCCCAACGCCAATATTTCGGGGTCCGGCCTGTATGCGCCACGGGCAACTTCTTTGCAATGCGGGCAAACTATCCGGGCGGTAAGCGGCAGCGCCGCGCCGTCAGCGTCCTTGTCCCAAACAACATACTCCCACTTGTATTCAAATTCACATCCGCAATGCGGACAGGGCAGCATATAAACTCTTTGGTCGCTCTCAAGATAATATTTTTCAATTTCAGAAGCCCCCTTTATTGTGGGTGTCGAAACGAATATGTGCTTCTTATTGTGAAAGTTTGTCGTGCGCTGGATAGCAAGTTTAAGCGGTGAGCCTTCCTTAGTCACACCGTAACGGTCGATTTCGTCAGCAAGCAAAACACGGATCGGACGAGACGCAAGACCCGCCGGGGAGTTTGCACCGACAAGGGCGATATAGCCGCCCGGATAATGCTTCATGCGGATCGTGGTAGATTTCTTTCGACTTGTCCCGCGTCCGTCCTTGCCTTCCTCCAGCTTATCGCGTAAGCCCGGAGAATATTGGAACGTTGGTTCGATTCGCTCTTTCGAAAAATTTTCAGCAGCTTCAATCGTCGGCTGCAAGAATAGCTGGGGCGCGGGTTCTTGGTCCACGTAATAACCCATGATGTTGAGCAACGCTTCCGACTTTCCCACCTGCGAAGAAAACATCATTACGACGCGCTCCGTTACCTTGTCCGTCGCTGCATCCATCGGTTCGCGCAAATACGGTACACGGTCCGTGCGCCATTCGCCCGGCTCCGGCGAAGTTCCGGGCGCAACATAGCGAAACTTGTCCGCCCATTGCGAACCCGTTAAACGCGAACGCGGACGGCAAACCTTGAAAAATGTTTTGCCCCATTCATTCGCCATCGCCATGACCCTTTACAAATTTAGACTTCGAAAAAGAAACAAGCGCGTCCTGTATCGCGTCGGTCATCACTTCTTCGATTTTTCGGGCGGGTTGATGTTCGCACAAAGCAGAAATCCTTACAGGGATTGAAGTCAAGCGTTCCCGGACTTCGGCAGCAACCGCCGCCGCGTCCGATTCCACATCGGCACGGGTTACAAGTTCACCTTTTTTTAGCTTATATTCAATTTCTCGCAACTTTGCTTGATAAGTCTTTTCCGCAAGTCGCGCTTTGTTGAATTGCGTCGTAATGTCACGTGCGGAAATCAGTTTGTCCGAAGTCAGCTTTGGCGCGGATTCTTCCGTTTCTTCTCCAGCTTCCGGCGGATCATCGTCGGGCAACTCTTTTATTTTCTTTGAGCTTTTCCGTTTTTTCGGGGCGCTCTTTTTTTTCTTCGGGTCCTTTTCCTTCGGTTCCTTTTTCTTCTTTCGATTTTCGTAAGCGATAAGACCTGCATCAAGGGGAATGCTGCCGTCTTTGTTTTGCGGCATCTTCCCGGCCTTGATTAAATTCAGAATAAGTACATGGGAGCATCCCACTTGTCGGGCAAATTCCCGAACGCCTATGCTTTCACCTTTCGCCATTTTTTTTACTCCTTATGGAAAACAGTTTACCGCTTTCCACATACGGAATTAACAGAAAGGCGGTGCGTCGGTTGTAAATGTATAAAAATTTTTCTTACCATTACCAAAAAAAGTTACCATTACCACCCGAAGAACAAAAAATTTTCCATAGATAAACTATCAACTTTTTAAACAAATTTTCCACAAGTGAAAGACGCCCCGAACCTTTGGGGCGTCTAATTTCGTTCCATATCTGTAAATATTTTTTCGGGGAAAAATACGCCCATCAATCCAAAGCGAAATTTCCATAAATAAAAATATGGCGTTTTTAGCTCAAAAACGCCATGTTACCGCTTTTTTGTCACATATAGCTAGACAAAAAACGGGCTCGCCCCGACC